GTAAAGGTAAGAACATCTCCCACCTCATATCCAGAACCAGCATCATCAACTATAACTTCACTGACTGAACCACTTGTAATACCACTCACAACTAACTCTGCTTTATCGTTTCCTAAGTTTTCTATCTCTACAGGTTCTTGGTCTGTGTGAAGAATACCAGTATTAGATAAAGATGCAGAAGAAACTATTGCTTCTACTGTAAAGGAAACATCAACATCTCTTACAGTAGAGTTTGCAATAATCGTTTCACCGTCTATAAATGTTCCTGTAATCTCTGCAAGTTCTAGTTCAGTAACAGATGCAGTTCCCTCTTGAAATGTAATCGCATCATTAACAATTGCAGTTGCACCAGAAGTCTGTGCAGTAATCTTTTGATTGATTATCTCATCACCAGACACACCAGAAAAACCAGAACATCTTAAAATTGTTTCTGCTCTCCAATCACCATTCGACACACGCAACATATGTTCTGTTGGATAGAATATGTTTGCCTCTTCTCCAAGAAGTATTCTGAAGAATAGTTCGTGACCCTCTCTTGTACCTTTAGCTGCATATAAGTCTTTAATATTTTTAAGTAGTTTTCTTTTTGATACACTAGGTGCAAGAGTATTAGGAATAGAAGTCATCAATGACTCTCTCATCTGGTCTAAGAAATCAAAGATAGTATTGTCTACATCTGCATACTCTAAAAGTTGTTGTATGTTTTGTATTGGGTTTGCACGATAGTTTGTAAGTTTACCTTGAGCACCATTAGTACCAGTGAATGTTTCATTAGTAATAAACTTTTGTTGTGATGAAATATAAAGTTTTAGATTTCGTGAGTCTTCTACAAGTATTGTTGCAGTTGCACCAGAAGTATCACCTGTAATTATATCACCATTTGTAAACTGTTGTGTATCTTCTGTAAGTATTCGGTCACCATCTTTTTCATCTAACACATATGCAGTAGTAGTCGTTTCATAACGCACATAACTGTTTATCACCTCATAGGTAATTTGACCTGCTTCCATAAACTTATAATATTGTCTTAAAAATTTAACAAAGATTGGGTGGTCGGCCTGTATAAAATCAGGCACCTGTCCTTCTATGAGTGGTGAAACTTTAGTCAGTAGTTTTGACTTTTCATCGGCCATTGATTAGTATCCAGAAGATGTTGGGTAAGATGTAGTTGTATTAACTGATGTTGTACTTGCAGTTCCAGATGTTGTAGTGGTATAACCGACACCAGTTGTTGTAGTGCTATCCACTTGTCCTGTTACTGTTGAGTTTACTAAATCTATTTCTATCAACTGATTACGAACTGGGATAACATCATTTGAACTTGGTATTGCAGTTACTCTTATCTGTGTTGATACTGCACCATCTACATTTGATACTGCTGTTATTTTTACTGAGTTGATTGACACAGTTCCATTTGCATAATCAACTGTACCAGCTGAAGAACTTAAATAACTTCTTACACCAGAAACTAAAGAGTATATTCTTACTACACCAGCACCATCTTCATCAAAGAAATATTCTGTTGCAGTATCTCCATCAATCTGAAAACCTGTTGATGCAAGAATACCACCACCACTCTTGTTATGTTCAGAGTGTGGATTGTAAAATGCATTTGCAAAATTAATTGAATAGTTTGTTGATGTATTTAATGATGGTTCAAAAAACTTACCCATAGTTACAGTTGTTGTATTATTTGTTATAGACCTATCTGCATCATCAATGAGTCCTGTAAGTTGTGAAAATCTAAAAGGACTATTAAATGAATTTAAATTATTAGAACTGTAACCAGATAATGTTGTAGTTACTGCTGTTTCTAAATCTGTCTTATTTAAAATTGTTGCAGATGAGTTGAAGTTAAATGTTACATTTAAAATTAATAATGTTGTTTCTGGGTCAACAATAACTGGAGTGATAGATGCAACTTTATACGGTGCTAAATCTTTTACTAAGTTTTCTTTTTGTGATGTTGTAAGAGCAATACCTGTTGTACTTTTAACTGATATAAAAACTTTACCATACTCTGGTGTAGAACTTACACCTGTGCTTGTATCGAAACTTCCATCTTCTCCACCCCATACTGAAACAGCCTGTGTGTTTGTAAAAAGTTTTCTTACATATACTTTATAATCTTCAGTCGTTACTGCACGTCCTTGAGCTGCATAATCAAGAGGTGCATTTAATTTAATAGATGAAATAGTTTCTGGTTCTCCACCACCTACAGCATTTGCAACTGTCGTAACTGTAATACCTGTTACACCATCAATAGAACTTGGTGCAGTAAATATAGCCGAACCATTAGCTGCAGTTTTGTTTGTTATTACATAAGACATCACAACAATGTTTCCATCTTCTACTGCTTTACTTGTTGCACCATCTCCAAAGTATATTTCAAATTTACCACCTTCTGCTTCCTGTAAATAATAAACTGTACTTGTAGTTGACAATTGTGTTATGTCTGTTGCCTTTGTATAAGTTGTAGTAGTTGTATCAGATGCTGAATTTTGTACTTTGACTGTAAGTGTTGTTGTGTCTGCACGAACATCTGTCAACATAAATCTTTGGTCAACATCATTACTGTCTACAAGATATTTTGTTTTAGTATATGTTCCTTCATAAATTTCTGTACTGTCAAAAGGAATAGACGTTCCTGTATTTTGAGAAGTAACATCATTAATGGTTACAAACTGATAACTCGTGCCATCTACTGAAGTTGTAAATGCAGTACCAGCACCCATAGTTGCTAATGCGTTAGTAGTATTTAAACTAATATTAATTATTGCTTTAGGAGCTCTTGGTGAACTTACTTCATATCCTAACATCTTTGCATGAGATACAACACTGGAACGAAGTGATGCACTGTCTAAGAACATTTCGTTTGCTAACATATTTGCATTGAAACCCAAATAGTGAGTATTGTATGCAAGGACATCTAACAACGCACTCATACCAGAACCTTCGAAGTCATAGTCTGTAAATTCGTTTTGTGATTTTAAGAATGTTTTTAAATTACTTTTTACATCATCAAAGTCAAACTGTGTGACGTTTAATCTTTTTTCATTGACTGCCATTTATCGTAACCTCTCTAGTATTTGTGTAACCTCTACCATTTCTGTTGGTGCGTTGACCACATAAAAATAAACTGAAACTTTATATTCATTGCTATCAAAGTTTGGTGTAGTTGCAACTCCAACAAGTCTTGCTCTTGGTTCAAAATTGTTTATACAATCTTCAACCTTTCTAGATATAACAGCTGCAGTAAGTGGTGTCATGTTTTCAAATAACATTCCTCTTAGGTCACCAGCAATCTCTGGGTGAAATGGTTTTTCAAAAGTATTAAGTAGTAATAGATTACGAACAGAACGCTTTACTGCTTCAACGTCTGTTACCTTATTGACATCTTTGTTGGACTTCTTACTAAAGAACAAATCCAAATCTTTATACTTTTTAACATTACGACTGATATCATTATTGGCTTGTGCATCTTTGTACGCAGACATACTTAAACTCCTATGTCTTATTTATACATCATAGACCAGAAACTTCATCTTCTCCAGAAGTTCTTGCTGGACTTACTGGGTGTGTATGGTCAACCTTACCACCCTCTTTATCAACGAATGTATCTCCATCAATCTTTTCTTTGAACGCACTTACATAATGATGAGTTGCATCACCACCATACTTGATACCTGTTGTTCCAGAGATGTTTGTATTGAGAGTTGTATATGACTCAGTTATTGTTCCACTTGTTTCAGTATGAGTTCCATAAACCTCATTAATTGTTTCTGCTTCCATCTGTATTGTTTTTGCTTTAATGCGTAAGGTTTCAGATACGGTGAGGTTTGCACTTCCTTTGACATTGACAAAGTCAGAGCCTGCAATCACTTCGTAGTTATCACCCACCACTCTTGTAACTTTGTTTCCGTCTTTGTCAATTTCATAGAATGTTCCCTTTGTGTGATACTCGTGTATTCTCTCTGCACCACTCGTATCATCATATTCTTTTATGTGACCACTCTCTGTTTCCATCACATGGTTCTTTGGATAAGAGGCTGCGTATGCAGAACTAGGTTCGTCCCAAGTAGTTCCTCCACCACCTACTAAATTATTAAAGAACTGCACGTCACTATCGTCACTACTATTTGAATTTGCAAGTGCAACTCCTGTAGTTCTTCCTGTATTCTTTGCAGACACCACTGCGTGTGATTTGTCAGTATCGTTTCGTGCAAGACGATTGACATCACTCTCTTGTATTGCGTGGTCTGAATGTGTAATCTTTTCGGAAGGGTATGTTCCATTAGGGTCATTGAAACCTTTGGTCTTATCTGCAACAGCTTGTGGTACGCCAGGCAGTGTTCCCATAATCAGTGGTTGTTGTCTTTCCACTGCGTCTAGGAAGAACCCAACTACCCAAGTTCCTTCAACAAGAAAAGAGGGAGTGTTCCCTAGTCCTTGCATGGAAGGGTTGTTAGTTGATTGCATAATGTGAGCCCAAGGCAAGTCTTTAGTTGGAATGTCGACAAGACTTTCAGTGTGTAAACCCAAACAACGAACTTTCACTCTACCTAACTTTGATGGGTCGTTTCTATCTTCCACGACTCCAGTGAACCAGACGAAACCGTCCATGCCCATAAAGTAATTTTCTTTCATGTAATACTCCTTACAGAGTATTTAGTCCGTTAGTGTAAATCAGGGTCACGTCCAAGTCGTGCTTTTCTTATCTCTTGATACTCTTCAATGTGCAAGTCTACATCTTTCCCTTGTTCGTTCATTATACTCATTGTATCTTTTGCTTGGTCGTAATCTAAAGAATCATGTAATATCACTTTTTGTATGATGCGATATTTTGTCATAGTGAAGGTTATATAGTGTTTTAAATTTTTAGAAACTAGAAAGATTACCAGCAATCATGATTCTTTCATGGTCGCAAGTATGTTCTGGAACTTCGTGATGTAACCAGCCAGGAAAGATAGTCATGGTACTTACAGTAGGTGTCACACGATAATTTGCGTGAGTAAAGACTAAAGGACTGCATTGCTCACACCCACTGACGCAGTACGTCCAACTCCAAGTATCAGGCCAGTGCGTATGACTATTGGTGAACTGACCTTTACCGTATATCAATCCCCAAGAGGTAGACACCTTATACTGAGTAGGGTTCTGTGTTCCGTCTTCGTTGGTTCTGGTTGCAAGAGGTAACAACTGTGCAAGACCTATAGCTGCATTACCCAACATACGAAATGCCTTAGATTGCTCATGCATATCCCAACGAGTCATCATACACTGTGCAGAAGGGTTTCGCATTCCCAGACTATCTCCAGCAGTTCGGATATCTTCTTCCAATATCTTATTCAGGTCTTCTACATTCGTCAGAGTTTCCGTATGGACAGGAAAACTCTCATTAAATTTTATCATCATAGAATACTCTCGCAGAACGAATCGGATTTACGATTCGAGTTTTTTACTTTACTCTATCTATAGCATCATCTAACCAACTCGCATCAGGAGTCGGAGATGGTTCTTCTAGTTTTCTTTCTTTTTTCATCTCTTGATTAGGACGATAGACTTCCACATACGCACCACAGTTCGGACACGATAGGTTGGTCACCACATCATACTCATCAGTCATATCTTCGAGGTCATGGTCACCACCCCAAATGAGCTCCGTACCACAGTGCCAACAGTTCATTTCTTATCTCTATTGATAAACATTAAATTATAGACTCCACCAAAGG